ACGCCATTGTTGCTGTGGTTGAGTCTGAACTGGAAGCACTTTCGTCGATCGGCGAAGGCAACGTCAGCGTGACGGCAGGTACGTCTGGCTACGATGTCGAGTTCATTAACGACCTTGCCCAACAAAATCTTGCCTTGATGACTGCCAATGATGCTAGTTTGACGGGTGACACGCCGTCGATCGCGGTGACAGAGTTGGTTGCTGGCACGGCTCTGACGGTCGGTGTGACCACGACCCAGGTTGCTAATGAGTTGACGGTTGTGGTAACAGAGACGGTTGCTGCCAACGAGATTACGGTCACGGTAACGGAGAGCGTGGCAGCCCACGCGGCGACTGTTGATGTTGCGGAGACTACGCCCGGCAACACTGCGGCAGTGAATGTGGTACAAACCGTTGCCGGGAACACGGCAGTAGTGGCTGTCGAAGAGACTGTTGCTGGCCATGCTGCGTCGGTAGATGTTGTCGAAACTACGAAGGGCGACGGTGATGCCACTGTTAGCGTCGTGTCGACGCTTTCGAGCGACGGTTGCTACTACTCTTGGATTGCGTTGTAGATGCCAATAGACGATAGCTATTATGGTGACATTGACGAGGCTACGGCATATTTTGCCGCACGTCTCCATGAGTCGGCGTGGACAAATGCCAATCCGCTCGATCGTCCGAAGGCTTTGCTTGCAGCGACACGGATAATCGATTCGCTCAACTTCAAGGGGTACAAATCCACTGTTTACATATTGTTGTCAACCACCGGTGCCGAGACCGTCGAGCACGCAATCGGGTACGGCTATGTCACGACCGCCCAGGTCTACGCGGCCGAGTTGGCACAGACAACTGAATTCCCGCGAGGGTCTGATACTGAAGTTCCAGAAGCTATTAGGCGGGCCACTTACGAGATTGCTCACGCTTTGTTGGATGGCCGCGACCCGGAACAAGAGATGGAGGCAATGGGCATCAAATCGCATCGCTATGCCAACGTCGCGACCGAATATCAGCGTGACAACGTACCGATCGAGCACTTAATGCACGGTGTGGTCAGCTACCATGCCTGGTCGTTGCTACGACCTTTTCTACGTGACGATGAAGTTGTTCGTTTGAACAGAGTTTCCTAATAGGGAGTAAACATGAGTTTCTGCGATCTGTGGATTAGCTACGAGTTGAGTTGTTACGAGGGCGAGCCTGATCCGAAGCCTGATCCGAAGCCTGATCCGAAGCCTGATCCGAAGCCTGATCCGAAGCCCGAAGTCTTCACGAAGGCTCAGGTGGACGCCTACCTGGCCGAGGAACGCAAGAAGGCCGAGACTGTCTTCAAGACACAACTCAAGACCAAGTTGGAACAGCAGGAGAGGCTCTATTCCGAATTGCTGACCAATAAGAATCTGACGGAGCAGGAACGGGACAGCCTTCGTGAGTCGTTGGAGGCGGTCGAGAAGGAACTGCACAGCCGAGAGGATTTGCTGAAGAGGGAGAAGAAGCAAGTCGAGGAAACCCTGTCGGCGAAAGCTAGTGAGTTGGAGAAGATGGCTCAAGCGTGGCAGGAGCGGTATCAGTCCTCGCAGATTAACGGGGAATTGCGGGCCGCTGCGACGGCGCATGAGGCGTTTGACGTTGACCAGATGCTCGCATTGCTGCGTCCGCAGACGAGCATGGTGGAAGTGCTTGATGCGGCCGGTAAGGGCACCGGCGTGTTCAAGGTTGTCGTTGAAGTTAATGAGGTTGTTGATGGCAAGCCCGTTGTGAATAAGATCACCCCGGCTGAAGCTATCGAGAAGATGAAGAGTAACCCGCGGATGGCGAATCTTTTCAAGAGTAACGTGGTATCGGGCGCTGGTGCGGATTCTGGCTCTGGTGCTCAAGCCGGGAAAGTGGACTGGAAACGCATGACGCAGGAACAGTTTCACGAGATGTGCAAGAAAGACCCGCGACTGCTCGGAAAGAAGTAGGCGGGTGTGGGGTAAGTTTTGTTTCGTGTTTCTTTGAAGGGGCAATAAATGCTTTGCTATGAGAATTGTGTGGAGTTCAGTTGTTTCGAGAATGACCTTGATGCTTTCATCCCTGAGATTTGGGCGAAGTCGGCTCTGGAGTTGTTGTACGAGAATATGGTGGTGGCCCATCTTGTTAATCGCCAGTTCGAGAATGAGGTGGCGGATTACGGCGATCTGGTCCATGCTCAGCGGCCGGCTGATTCCAAGCTGCGTCGTCGTACCGATAGCACCACGGCGTCGACACTCGTTCAGGACGCTGAGGCGTCGGACATTCAGGTCCCGCTGGATCAGTGGTTCAATCAGACCTTCATCATTCGTCCGGGCGAGATGAGCAAGTCCTATGTGGACCTTGTCTCGAAATACTTGGCCCCGCGAATGAAGATGATTGCCCGAGGCATCGACCGTATTCTGCTTGGTCGAGTCCACGAGTTCCTTGGCACCCCGGCGACTCGTGCTGGCGTCCTTGCGGCGATGGATGAGGACAATGCCTATGAGACGATGGTCGAGGCGGACAAGATTCTGAATGACAAGAATGCGCCGACCGATGGTCGCTCGCTGATCTTGTCGTCGGACGCCAAGTCGAAGATGTTGCTTTGCGACAAATTCGTCAAGGCGAGTGAGCGGGGCGACGGTGGTTCGGCTTTGGCGACTGCCAAATTGGGGCATATCCTTGGTTTCGATACCTACATGGCCCAGAACACCAACCACTGTCACACTGGCGCGGATATTTCGGCTGATGCGACGGAAACGACCTATGCGGCTGAGTATGCCGGCACTATCGCGTTGGCGAGCAACACCGTTCAAGAGGGCGAGTATGTCAACATTGCTGGTAATGACCAGCCGACGTGGGCAACGGATCAGCAGACTGATACGATCACGTTGAACGAAGCGTTGAAGTACGCAGTCGAGAATGCTGCGGTCGTGACCATCTACAAGGCGTGCGATGTGGACGCCAGTTTGCAGACTGGTACGACCTATGCGGCCGGCTACGCCGAGCGGATCACGTTGGACGGATACACCGCCAATAAGGGCCCGCAGGTTGGACAATTGCTGTCGTTTGGGAATACGGCGGAAACTCGGCACACGTATACGGTGATCGAGGTTGAGGCAATCAATACGACCTCGTGCTACGTGTTGCTTGACCGGCCGCTGGAGAAGGCTGTTGCCGACGGCGACGATCTTGCGTTCCCGGGCCCGTATGGCTCGCTGTGTCCGGCGATGTGCCGCGATGCTCTGAGTTTGGTCACTCGTCCGTTGGCGGCTCAAAATGGTGCCGGTATGCTGACGGCCGTTCAGGATGCCTACGGCATCGGCGTTCGTGTTGCCATGCAGGACGTAATCAATCAGGGCCGCGTTGTGAGCATCGACCTTTTGGCCGGTGTTGCGGTTCTCGATGAAGATCAGTGTGTCGTGGTTCTTGCGTAAGTAAGTGGGTAGGTGGCCACCCGCCCACATACGGGCGGGTGGCTGGTCTCATCGAGGGCAGCTATGGATTGGGGCGTTCTTTGCAACGTGCTCCGCACTTGGGGCCCTGTTGGCGGCGTGGTGGTTGTTCTGCTGGTCTTTTTCATGTGGAAAGACTGGTGGCGTGAGCGGAAATTGCAGCAGCGGGTCGAGTGCCTTGAGCGAGAGCAACGCGACGTGATTCTCCCGCTGGTGCAGCAATGCGCCACAGTCATTACGCAGAACACCGTTGTGATGCAGAGACTGGAGCGTGCATTGGATCAGAAGAATCAAGCACTATCTATTCTTGAGAGAATGATCGAGAAGGCTGAGTAACGTGTATCAGAACCGGCCAATACGAACGGCACTCTACATGCTAAAGCGGCAGTACGGCGGTTCTCTTACAGTGTACAAACAAACTGGGTCGGCGGTCGACTATGAGACGGGGCAGTTGTCAGTAACAGCTACTGCATACCCAATTCCGTTGGCTGTGATCCTACCTACCGTGTGGCGAAGGGTGCGTAAAAGCACTATGTCGAAGGACACACAAGGGCCTATAGGTAGTCGCGACGTGGGGTTGAAGTCGTTTATTATCGACCGGGCAGATATCAACGGTGTCTCGTTAACCCCGAGTGATTGGCTAGTGTACGCCGGGTGGAAGTATCAGATTGAAGAGATAGACGCATCGGAGTTTGATGCGGGCTGGCTTGTGACGGCGAGGTTGGTATCAGGCAGCGAATCGGACACCGCTACGGTCGTTACGACAACCGCGAGCGTGACGCCGGCAGCAGGGGCGGACGTTGAATGAGAGAGTCGTGGCCTAGATGGATTACGGGGTCAGTGGCTAAGTCAATGGCCGCTGTAGCCGAATCGCTTGGTCTACCGGTGCTGGTGGATGGGGCAGGTGAGCGAACGGACGCATTCATGCAAGCCGTTCGTCGCGTTGAGATTCGGATCACCGGTCCCTATGTGAATCGACTTAGCCACGAGTATTGGCGTGCGGATGCGGATGTGAGTGTTCTTATAACGCAACGTAGCGGTGGTAATAGATCGGCCTACGATATTCAGACCCACGCCGGTGCATTTCAGACCGCGATGAGTGAGCCTATCGCGGTCTATAACTACGGGAGCGAAGTTGGAGATTACGTGGCAGGGCAGCCGGCAAGTCTAGTGCATCTTGGGTGCCTGGTGCCCAAGCGTGAGATAGCGGTGAGAGTGGTTAACCAAGGTCAAGTCCATCTGATTGATCGTGTCGAGCAAGTCGAGATTAACGGGAAATATCGGATGGAAGTAGAGGCTTCGTAGAAGGGGCAAAAATGAATCGGATTGATTTGCGGTATTGCACAATTTACATCAAGGACGGTCTTTCGGGCACGGCGGTCAGTAACAAGAAAACGGACGAGGTTCAGACGATCACTGTGACGGACGCTACCGGCGGTACGTTCACGGTCACGTACGATAGTGAAGAGACGGCTCCATTGGCCTATAACATTACACCGGCTCAGTTGCAGTCGGCTCTTGAGGCTCTTACTACGATTGGCGAGGACAACGTAAGTGTCACTGGGACGGCCGGCACTTCTTATGTTGTGACGTTTATCGGCGATCTTGCTGCCACGTCGCTCGACCTAATGGTGATTGATGACTCGTCGGTTACTGGCGGCGGCAGCGTTGAAGTTGCCGTTGCTGAGACGGCGGACGGTGGGGTCGGCGATGCGCCGGAGGCAGACGCTACGACGCTTGATCTGACGAGTGTTGTGTTGAACGGCAGTGACACGGATTTGGTACCGGTCGGCGCTCGATTTACGATTGCCGGCGAGACTACCGCCACTACGGTTCATACGGTCACGGCCCGAACCCCTGAGTCGACGAGTCCGACTACGGAGATCACGTTTACCCCGGCCCTCGGTGCGGGTAGCTATGCCAGTAGCGCGGCTGTGACCTTCCTTCCGCAGCAGGTGGAGATCACTGTTGGCGATGGCGATTGGAAGTGGACTGAGGCCAAGGAGTATCGGTACGAGTTGGACCGTGGTGTTTTGGACACCGTTCGCGCGGGCGACGATCAGCCGATGGAGATTAGCTCGAATTTCGTGTTCGACACTGTGAAGTCGGGCACGGGCGAGACGATTACCCCGGTCGAGGCCATTAAGGGCATAGAGAATGCTGCGGAATGGGTGTCGACTTCGGACACCGCGTGTGAGCCGTATTGCTGCGACGTTGAAGTTGTGGACGATCGCCCTTGCGGTGATGAGTATACGACGACTTATCTATTCCCTGATTTTCGGTGGGAGAAGTTGGACTACAGTGCCAAGGACGGGACGATTGCGCTCAGCGGAAAGTGCAATGCGACTGAGCCCACGGTCACTCGCGGCTAATCTCTAAGACAAGGGAGAATGAAGTGAAGATTGCAGGCGTTGATCCGACCACTGTTCCGAGTGAGCACATTTTGGTGCTCCCTCGGGGCAACGATCAAACTATCGTTTTTCGGGCTGCCGGGCTAGAGAGTATGGACGACTTCTATCGCCTATGCCCCATCCCCGAGCCGCCTACGATGCTGAAAGGCGGTCGTTCAGTGCCGGATGTCGAGAATAAGGATTACCAGTCGGCTATTGAGTCGCACGCCAACAAGAGGGAGGCGTACTTGGTGATTCGGTCTTTGGAACCGTCGCAAATCGAGTGGGACTCCGTCAAACTCGAAAAGCCGTCGACCTGGCTCAACTGGGAAGACGACCTGAAAAAGGCCAAGTTCACGATTATCGAGATTCGGCGTATTCATCGACTGGTACTGGGGGCCAACTGTCTCGATGAGTCGAAGTTGGAGGAGGCACGAAGGCTTTTTCAACTTGGGATGCAGACGGCGTAAAGAAACTTGTCTGGCCCGAGTACCGCACAGGTATATATGCGATATGGCGTGCGTGTACTCGGGTCGGCATTCGGCCGCCCGGCATCCCCGAGAGTTGGGACAAGTGTGCTGTCAAGCAGCAGGCGATGATTTTGGCGTTCGATCAAACTTGTACGCATGACGAGTGCGGCGTTGAAATTCAAAAATAATTTGAAACGACTGATTTTCGATGATGCCAAATACAAGCAACTCTTGCACGAACGACTCACTGAGACGCTGGTCCAAGGGGCGTTTGCGTGGTTGACTACTGTAGTCGATATTGTGCCGGTGTGGACAGGGGCTTCGCAATCTACGTTCACGCCATTGGCGAGCCAGGTTGGGTACGCCTTGAACATTACGCCGGACCCCAATGCGTACAACAGGGCTGAGTTGGGGTTGAGTAATGTTGGGCTGGAGTGGGTGACTCAGAATGGTCACTATAGTTTCACCTACAGCACGACATTGAATCATCTTATCGTAAATGAGTACCACAACGCCAATGAATTCTTGGATGAGAACGGCAATCCGTACTTCCATTTGAAAAAT